AAGCTAAGGGTTTGATTCTCAGTAAGATAATGCTTTGCATCCAGCTCATCTTTCGTAACTTGTTGCTCTTTAATGCCCTTGATATCCTTACCGATTGCTGTCGCTAAACTTTCAAGGTTCTTCATAGGATTCACGCTTTCGCTTGATTATATGTTGCTACTAAATCAAGATTAGCAATCTGGTCTACACGTCCGCTGACTTCGGTTACTTTTCCGAGAAGTGCACCGTTTTCATCCTGTCCCATATTCGTGATTTTATCCGCAATTTCTTTCAGCGTATCAAGGTTCTCAGGTGTTCCTTCACCTAAAATTTCAGCCTTAACTTCCGTTTTAGCTTGAGTAACTGCTTGAGTGATAGCTTGCGTCATTGCTGAAGTGCTAACTTTGGTTTTTAATTCTTCGTTAACTCGTTTATTATCTTCTCCCAAAGTGCGGGCGAATTCTGTTAATTTTGTAGTTTCCATTTTTTTCTATACCTTTCCAAGATTATAAAAGAAGAGTAGATCGGGAAATTCCGGACATACTCCACCATCTGTTACTGTTTTTTCTGAAAGTTGTTTCTCAACTTCCTTTGCTATATCCAGCTCTTTGAGAGCATGGACTTCCTCTGTGACCAATTCTTTATCTGAGTCTTCAATTTCAATATAAGTATCTCTGTCACTTGGGAAGATATATCCTCCAACTGAGATTTCTACTCGGTATTTTCCGCTTGGTAGAATACTGTCTAAATTGAAATTGACAGAATGGCTAGTGACGGGAGCAGTTGTCTTCCACCTGCGTTGTCCCTTTGTTAGAGTAACAACCGCATCTTGACCTTCAAACAAGGTCATGACACGGTAATTTTCATCTAACAATTCAAATCCAAAAGTAGAAGACAAATCCCCTTGTTTAATAAGGTCGCCACCATCAATTCGAGCCAAATTGGTTGTATTAACTCTGCGGTTGTTACAACCCATTCTACGCCCCTTTCTAATCATCTATTAAGATGCCTTCTTTGATATCCAATTTTTCAAAATCGCTGAATAAACGGTCTATGTAGCCGTTACCTCCTAGAGTTTTATAGCTTTTGTGCATGCTTTCTACTAGTGAGAATTCATCTCTAGAGGTATATCCTCTGTTAATAGCCCGTCGCATATCACGGTCAAGGCGCAACTTCATGGTATTTAGATGCGCCTCATCGTGAATTTTTAATTTTTCTTGCACTTCGTCGATTTTGGAATTGCTATCTTTAGCGGTAGTCTGGACATCTTTAATCTGTTTCTTAACATCGGTTAGTTCCGAAACGATTTTCTCCGTCTCTTCTTTGGCTTTTTTCGGCAACCGATAGCTTATCCAAGCAATGATTGTTGGAGTTAGCACTGGCATTACGCTAGTTAAAAAGTGTTCTATTTTCTCAAAGACGTCCATACTCACCTCTCTAGTTCGCCAAATTGCTCAAGCCAAGGCGTTCCAATTCTTTACGCACACGGTCTCGGAAGCGTTTGTTGACAAATGAAAAGTCAATCGCTCCACGTTTCAGCAGGTTAATGTACATGTCAATTTTAGCTTGGTCTAATGTAATTTTACTCATTGTTGCTACCTCCATTGTTTTCACTAGCGCTCGCTTCGCTTGTCGGTGTAGGAATTTCATGTTCTGTCTCGCTTTCTGTTGGTTGTTCTACTGCTGGTGCAGGTTGGATAGGCGCTTCTGCTACTGGTTGTTCAGTAGTTGGTTGCGCTGGTGCTGGTTCAGATACGACCACGTTCGGGACTCCGTTTGTAGACACTTCTGTAGCCGGTTGTGGTTCCGGTTGAACCGGTGGAGTTACCGGAGCTGGTTCAACAGGGTGTGTTTCTGTTTCTGCAACGTGATGTGTTTCCTCATGCCCCTCTGCTTCGTCCTCATGCTCATGATCAATACCATTGTGTTTCTCAAGCACTTCCAAGCGTGCAAAGATTTCCTCGATATCGTCAGTATTATGCAAGCTGACCTTCTGCATACCTTCCATGAGCTGGTTGGCTTGTTCAAGTGCTGCAGTTGTTTTAGCCAATTGTTCTTGGTTCTTAACAATGGCGCTTGTAGGGTCTAACTCAGTTCGTAGAATCTCTTTGACTGCTTCAATGAGCGTTTCGTCTGTATCACCCAAGCGGTCACCCTCTAACTCACGAGTGAAAAAAGTTAACGGCTTGTCACATTGAATAGAGACTTCCGTCTTGCCAACTCTAAAAAATTTATTTACTAATACAAATTCCATGTTAATTTTCTCCTTTTAAATATAAATATCTATTGTTCCAGAATGATAGCGTTGTTTGAAATCCGAAGCTTCTTGGTTGCTATTAAACTTGATATACAAATCTTTTTTTTGTTGATAATTACTCTGTCCTGAGTGCATTCCGTACACATAAGCTTGTTTTGCATAAAAAACCTCTATTCCATAACCACTATGAGTAATGATTTTAAGTTTTCTGTCGCCACTGTCAAAAGTTTCATCTGCTGAAATGCCTGAACCTCCAGAAACAACAACTGTATCATTTGAATATTCATAAGACTTAGCATAACCCGTATTACTAAAACGTTTTAAAAATCGCCATTTTTGCCACACTAACTTACTTCCAACATATCGTTCTATAATCTCATGTCCTCCGACATAAATGCCTTCTCTTGTAGTCATAAAATCACCTACTCATACACATCATAGATTGTGTTCGAGTCTTTCGCCCCGATTGCATCATACTGCGATTTAGAACCGAACCAATACTTCATTTGCTGATTTCCATTTTGGTTAATCAGCTTGTGGGCAACTACTTCGGACGGTGTACTTGGAATCCCTAGTGCAGACCTGTTGACTCGTAAAACGCCCGAACTATCGACTGTAATCGTTGAGTTATCAGGTCGCACCACACCAGCCTGCCCACTAGTTGCAGTCTTAGCTTTCAACACACCATTTGAAACCTCAGTCGTCTGATTATCAGGTCTGACAATCCCATTTGAGTTTGACGTAGCTACTGACACATTGCTACTCATTCCATTTTTTAATGTCTGCACAGATACTTTCTTCAACCCACGGCCATCATGAATCATGATGTTGTCCGAGTCATTAACCTGATATGTTTGTGGTAAGTCAGTTACTTTTCGTGTCTGTGTACTAATTACTGCCATATTATCCCTCCATTCTATATTTCCAATCTGCGACAATCACACGGCCATTTTCATCAGCAAGCAAGGTATGCTCTGTACCATCTTCCGTACGAATCGGTGCAGTGAAGTCGTTCTGCAAGAACATATACTCAATAGCGTTTAGTCTATCTTCCTGTTCCTGGAATTCACGCTTTAAAGCCTCTACAGACTCATAACTTGCTTGTCTAATGTTGTCTACGTTACCAAGACCAACTTGTTGCTTCGTAACGCTATGTGGATTGTTGCGATTGTTTAGGTGATTTTGAAAATCAACTTTACTTGCTTGTTCGACGTTTGCGACATTTCCTAGGCCCACTTGTTGTTTCGTTACATTGTGTGGGTTGTTTCGGTTGTTGATGTGACCAGTTAGGTCAACCTTTTCAGCCTTACTTCTAGTGAACTCGTCAATCTTTTCAGGCAGACCGTCGATATCTGCTACCCTGTGCCTGTGACTTAAGTCGGCTTTGTTTTCCCATCGTTGCGCATCTTCAGCGCCAATGATATCTCTTGACCGCCAAATTTTAACCATCTGTTAGCACCTCCAGTCTATATTTGAATCGTGTTGTTGTTTCAATAGGAACGTATACATCAATGACAGACTGTGGTACATTTGAAGCGTCTAACAACTCAATCTTATTGATTTCTCTGATTGAGTCTGGTACCAAGAAATCAATCAAAACAAAACGTTGCTCTCGTTGTTTCTGTATCGTCACAATCTGATTGTCATTCAATCTTGCTTTGTTGATTTTAGCTAGTACGGTTTCTGTAACTGTATTTAGTAACGTTTCTTTAATCATTGAATAAAACCTCCTCTTGTGGCCCTTCGTATTCAAAAGGTGTCACTCCTACAACTGCATAACCTGCTCTAGCGAAATCTACCGACGTCTTGAATAACCGTTCTTTCAGCTTGACTCGTTCTGTTACTGTTGGGATATGCGTATACCCCATATTTGCTGGTTTGATTGCATTGACAAAGATAACTGACTCTCTAAAAAGTCCACTCGTTTCTGCTCCTGACTCAATCAGTAAGACCTGATTAGCGAAATCTACTGAAGCCTTGTACTTTCCTTTTCCGAAAAGGTCGTCTAATTTGCGAATTAAAAACCACCATGAAAATGGTGGTCTCATATTGATCCGCAACAAAACACGCTCTCTTCTCCACTCCAACGTATCATCGGCATGAGCAACAATACCGTAGACTTCTTCAAATTTCGTCAAGGTAGGGACGTCACAATGCATAATAAACTGGTTCTTGATGAACTGCTCTAACGAGACAGTCCCGTCTTTAAACAGAGCGTTTTCCACCCGAATCAGTTCTTTCATATCCTTGACGCCCTCGTAGTAGTCTGGAACGTATTCAGATAAGTTTACTTCTTTTACCATTAAACCATCCTCACTGTTCCTTTATACGGCAATTGTTGTAATTGCCCTGTGAAAACAAGCGACAAATCAGCTTCACGGTTGTTCAGTTTCATCTTATCTACGTTTGCGATACCTGTAATGGTCAGTAGCTTAGCCATTAACTGAGAGCGATATATTTTCATACTGTAAGTGTTAACATCTGAGTATTGCGCCCAGTTCTTTCTCAAATCTAAGAAATACTGGTCTAGTGTCTTGTCTACCAGTTCTTTCACTTGATTTAGCTGATATCCTGTCATCAACTCAAGTTTAAACTCAATATCAATCGGGAAGCGTGTCGCAGTCGTAACCGTCACACGATGATTGATAGGAGCAAGTCCAACACCTTTTCCAGTATATTCTAGTGGATCCAGAACATTTTGCACTTTCTTGATTGTCTCGGTAGATGCCAAGTTTAAGTCGTTGTCTAAAACAACCACTTTAACCGTTCCTGAGCCATTCCAAACTGGATAAACCTGAACTGCGCCAACACCGTCAATTTCACGGACACGCTGAACGTACTCGATGAAGTTACCGCCAAACGGCTTCTCATTGACGTAAATCAAGAAACGCTTCCGCAATTCATCGTCAGTTTCTTCATCTTGGCCAGATGTAACAATTTCCCCTAAGACTGCAGTAGCTAGGTTTCTGTAGTTCTCCAAGGGCAAGATATTGCCATAGTAGCGATTTCCTACAACGCCAGTCGTCTCACACTCTACTTCATACTTACCAGCTACATTAGTTGCACGAACTACCTTGTAGATAAGTGCAGCATCGTCAATTGTCGCAAAACGAGAACCCAAAGCGATTTGCACGCCTTCTTTTCTCTCGTTTTTAAACTCCGCAAAGCGTACCGCTTTTTTTGACGGATAACGATGGAGTCCAAACTCTTCCACCTTGTAGTCTAGATATTGGCCAATAGCAGTCTGTGGAAATGTATCTAGCAGTAGATTTTTTAACTGCAAATAAAAACCAGCTAACTCGTAACAAGCAGGCGCCAATGCGTCATAGATGATAGAACCTTCCCGTGTATCAATATTTTCATTGACACGAGAAAGAGCGTCATTCATCAGATAATCAAATGTATATTTTTCTAAGAAATCACCTATCATTAATCAGCGTCACCTCCTTTTCAACTTTAAATAAACCGGATATAGTATGGACTTCAAAGACACAAAGCAAGCTGTCCTTGGTTTGTTGCTCGATGAAGAAATTTTGGACACTTTTAATTCTTGTATCGACTAACAAGGCTTGAGAGATTGTTCTCTCAAGGTCAGCTTTTACAAAATCATAAGGCTTTCCAATCAAGCGCTCCAATTCTACTCCGTAGTTCGAAGAGTAAATAACCCACTCAAACCGTTCTGTAAGCAAAATCTTTTCAACAGCTTGCCTCATGGCTTCTAATCCATCTATATATCCGTGTATTCTGCCATTTTTCACTTGATAAGTGTAGGATGGCAAAACAACTTCTTCAATGTTTCGTATATCTACCATCTTCACTCCATCCTTTGTAAAACGTAGTATAATTGCCCGTTCTGGGCTTTAATCATTAAGACTTTGTCTCCTGCCTCAAGGTCACGAAAAACAATCCATCTCTTATTGTCCCCTTCAGTATCTCCAGTGCGTAATTCTTTAACCATTGGACTCAGGACTAAAAAGGACTCAGGGATTTCAAGTTTATTATTAACCTTGATTGTCAGAGGAGAAACAGATGTGACAGAACCAAAAACAATATCTGTTCTGTCTGTCCCATCATCTACTCCCTGCGCCAAAAGGCGTGCTAATAACTCTCCTGCCATTATTCCAGCGTCCTCAATTCTAAATCCATTGTATGCACCTTGTCCCATTTATGGGTACATTTAGAGATAATACCAAGGCTGTTCTTCTTAATCCCTTCAGACTCTAAATCAGCAAAATCCAGCACAACACTGTTGCCTGCACTGATTCCAAGATGCCCTAAGCAAGGAACTTTAAAAGTCTTTTTAGGATGATTTTTAGCTTTCAATAAGAGTTCAGCCTTCTGTTGAATCTGACTCTCATTCATTTTCTCATCCACTTTTTCGTGGTACTGTAACTTGCCCCAAAGAGCCACGTTTTTAGAGTCTTTAACGACGTAAACTTCACGCTTTTTGCTCTCCTTGTTGTCTTTAGTCAGCTTCACATAGTTGTAACTATCATCGATAGAGCCTTCATAGTCAAAGTCTGTAGCTACGCTATCATCACCAATCACTAAGTCAGTAATCAGCGAATTTAGCGCTACATGTTCAACTGTACCGAAGTTATCTCTGATGATGTACCACATGCCACCATGAATCAATGTTAAGTCCAAAGCGTTCTGGATCATCGCAAAATAAGTTTTCTTATCTTCGATTTTCTCCGGACACGTCCAGTTCCCCTCATCAACAACCTTGTACTCAAGTTCTGAAATTTCACAAATCTTACTAAAGATTTCATGGCTTTTAGAGGCTTCAAACACGATTGTGTCAGTGTTTTTCAGATACCTCATTCTGTCATAAGCAGTAACCGACCATTTCTTGGCTGATTTCCGCTTTTTCTTGAAAACTTTTCCGTAAAAAATGCCCTTATCATCCACCTTGAAGCGGATAACATCCCCAAAATTACAAGCTACTTGTGAGTCTATAATCATATCAAACTCAAGTTTTCCCGGCTGAAAATCAATGCTGGTTTCCCATTTGACACCTCCGACCAACTCAGTGATATCAAAGACTTTACCGTCATTCACATCTTGAATCAGAAATTCCATCATAGGACTTGCACCGAATCAGCAGTAACCCAACCACGCCAACCGCCATCCAGCATAGTAACGTGATAAGGATGCGACCCTTTCATATTGATATAATTGACAAGCCTAGTTGCGTTTGACTCAGTTTGACCTGGGCCTTCTCCGTAGCTATCTCTATGCAGCTGCCCATTAACGAGCACCTTTGCACCAATAGTCACTTCTTTCTTAGTCGAGGGGGCTTGTTCTTTCTGAGGCTGACTAGCTTTCTTCTCTTCTGATACCTTCTTTTCGATTTTTACAAACCGAGCCTTGGCCATCTTGTACTCTTTGAAAGTGATGTCGTAGTAAACATCCTCATGAATACCAGCTTTTCTTTGTTGCTCAAAACTCTCAACTGTCGCAAGCATATTGATACCCACGCCAGAGATAATCAAGCGACAAGGTTCTTTCCCATCCATGATTTTCTTTAAGAGTCGGACATAGGTTTCAGGCGTTCCTGATTTATTCAGGACATAAGAGCGGAAAGTGTCTCTAGGGAAGAATGAAGTGAAAGTAACCTCAGAGAGTTTAGGAAAACTCATCTGGGTTATTTCTCCTAGCGCAATACTCGTTGTGGACTCGTTATTGGCGCTATTCTTTGTTTTCAGCTCCTCTGGATTGACAGGAAGTTGTGTGACTTGACCTTTGTACTCTACAAAAATACCAATCGCCATTTCTTTCTACCTCCTACGCAATTCCTAGGTCGCTATCGACCAAACCGACAATCTTTTCTTCAATTCTGTCAACCAAATCGTCGATATCCTGTTCAGTAGCGCTATTTTTAGACTCATATTTAACACTAACTTGAGGTGTTAGAACTTGGTAATCAATGATGTACTTACGTTCTGCAACGTCACGCATCATCTTGATATCTTCGTCTTTCAATTTGACTTCATCCTCAATCTTACCGACATTACCAATGTTCTTTCCTTTACCTAGCTTGTCTCCAAGGCCTTTGCCACCGCCACCTTCCGGAGCACCTGCTCCTGCTGGTGTTTGGTTTGCTTGGTCAAATTTAGAAGCAAGTTCGTCTTGGCCTTTCATCTTATCAGCGAAGCCTTGCATAGCATCACCAATACCTTGACCAAAAGCCTTAGTACCACTAAAAGCATTACCAGCAGTTGAGAAAGGATTTTTCATCCCATCCCACAAACCGCCTGGAGTTATCATGTTAGCACGCATGCCGTCAAAAGATTCATAATCATCAGGAGCCTCTCCTGGATTAAACATCTCTCCCATCGCACGAATACCATTGGCAAAACTACCGTCATTAGACATGTAGCCCATTTCGCCAACTTTTCCTAGATTCACTCCTGGTATTTTATTTAAAGCGTCAATGATCCAGTTGATAGCTTTAATAGCTATATTGGCACCTGCTATAAAAGCATTACCGATAGATTGCGCTACATTGACTACCCCATCAACAAACGAAGCAAAATAATCTAATACAGTTCGAACAAGATTATAAAATAACTTTCTGATGGAATAAATCGGGTGCTTAAAGACATTTCTCAAAAACTCTGCAATAGCTACACCAATGTTATAAATGGCTATGAAGAAATTTACAATCGGTGCAATCATATACATGACAAGATTAATAACGAACATAATAATGTCATAAACAATCGTTCCGACAAAGACAAAGGCTGCAACGATAGCAGCTGCAACGTCTAAGAATGAAATCCCCATAGCGTTTAGAGCTGTAGCGATTAAGAGCGCGATCCCAATTACACCTATCAGTATCAGCATCAGCCAAGCCCAAGGAGCTCCTGCCATCAAACCTGCTACAAACATTGCTACACCTGCTATAAGAGCAACTGCTGCAAGAAGTATTAATGCAGTCATGACTATATTGATGTTCTCAGTCACCCAGTTCCAACCTGCAACAAAGAGATTAAAAAGCCATAAAGCTATCTGGCCAATCGCAAACATAGCGGTTTCTAAACCTGCCATGAAGTTCTGCCCAGCGGTACTGTTGATGAACTCTTGCCATGCTTGAATCAAAGGCTGAAATGCGTATGAAGCTACGTTGCCAATCTGAGTCATCATATCAGCAAAGGTCATCGGCATTTTCGCAAATTCAGCATTTGTTTCAACTGCTGAACCAAGCAAAGCGTTCTTAAGAGTATCTCCAGTCAATTGACCATCTTTAGCCATTTCCCTCAATTGTCCGACGCTGACACCAAGGTGTCTAGCTAGTTTTTGGGCAACAAGCGGAGCGTTCTCCATCATAGAGTTAAACTCATCACCACGAAGAACCCCTGAAGCAAGCGCCTGTGTGATTTGAAGCGTCCCTGCTTTTTGTTGCTCTAAACTGGCACCACCGATTTTATACAGCTTATTCAACTGTTCAGCGAATGCAATAGCTTCATCGTTGCTCTTAAAAGCTTCTCCAGCTTGTGAGCGTAGTTTAGCCACTGAGTCTGCCATGATACCGAAACCAGTCCTTGAGCGTTGTGCTGCTGCCATGATACTATCTTGTAATTCTTGGCCTGTTTTAGATCCGTCTTCTATCGTCTTAAGCCTTGCCATGGTCTGGATATACTCATCACCTGACTTAATCAGACCACTCATTAAATTGGCCATTTGCCTCAAGGCTTGAATAGCCACCATGAAATTCAAAACACGAGAAATAGAAGTCATTCGACCAAGCATAGAAGTAGCAACACCTAAACCACCAACAAGAGGACCAGGCGAAGGAAGTTTAGGAGCGATAGGTGTCGCCATTTTAGGCGCTACAGGGCTAGAAACTTTAGGTGCAGTTAAATTCTTAGGCATATCTGCTTTGACTTTAATCGTTGCAGTCTGTGTCATTTTTTTAACACGTCTGTCCAACTCGCCGAACTTAGCAATAGTCCTGTTAATCGTACTGTTAATTCGGTTTAAAGGGCTTGAGAAATTATCTCTAAGCGCCAGTGTTTGCATTAATGTAGTCATTTTCTACCGTCTCCTCCTTCCTCTACTTTTTCGTTCCATTTCTTTCTGTTCCTTTTCTTCTGCCTCTACTCGGATATCGATAAAGGCAAAAATCAAGGCTTTCTCACGTTTAGATAAGCTATCCAAAAAGGACGGAGTCCAGTTGAATTGATGCAAACAGTAGTAAGCATAACTCAACTCTGCGTCCCCGTCCTCTAGTCGTTTTTTGCTTCTTCAACAAGATCATTGATATCTTCATCAAATCCGTTAAGCGACTGGATTTCTTGCATCAGGGTAGCATATTCACCAATCTTCAACATAGCTTTCAAGGTTGCTGCTTCATCACCAACAGTACGATAAGACTCTTGTAGTTGAGCGTCTTTTAGGTCTGGCGTAACAACGCAGGCAGACATCAAAGAGTCAATGTACTTATCGTTGTTGAACTCAGGGATAGCAACACCTTGACGGTTTTTCTTCTTGATTGTCGCACGTTTTTTCAACGTATCGTTTAGACTTTCGTCAATACTACGAATGACAAAAGGAGATTTGAAACGCTTAAGGTGTACTTCCTTTGTTTCTTCCTGCTGAACGTTTTCTAATAAAAAGTCTGAAATTGCCATTTATCTGTCCTCTTTCTAACCTAATTTAGGCGCATTAAATTTTTCTAAGATATCCACATCTTCAAAAGTAAAGTTGACTTCTTCTTCCAAGAAATCTTCTTCAACTTTTAGTTGACCCATCACAACTTCATCAAGGTTACATTCACGCAAGATAGTTGTTTGGCGACCGATTGAACTTGTCGCATCGTCATTGGTCACTTGGATATCAAAGAATGTATCACGACCATTCTTCATGTAGTCCAACATCATTTCCTTGAATGTTGAAGTGACACCGTAGATGGTCATCTTACCTTCACCCTTGAAACCAGTCGCTTTTACTTGCGTACCACGTTTGTTAAGGGTGCGGACTTCTTCTTTGTTCTTCTTAACTGTTGCTTCAAGTTCCTTGATATAGAACATGAACTCATTTTTCCCGTCGATGTGAATAAAAGCGGTACCTTCCTGACCGCTGATTACGTCACGACCTTTTAAAAAAGCCATACTGTCTCCTTTCCTACTCTACTGTAACTGTCATGTACAGTTTTTCCATGCTGTCCACTGGTTTCACTTTAACGTTAACCACTACCGACTCTTTCAACTCACCACGTAGCACCTCGATGTCTTCCACTTTGAAGTCTTCGATAGCACCACGAGCCTCAAGGTCTTTGAAGTAGCGAATACGGTTCGCTTTGAACGCTTGACGTCCATCTTCGTTGTTGCTTACCTTTCCAAGGAAATACTCAGAGAAAGCATAACGAGTATCGTTCACGATATCGTCCAAGGTGCGCAAGATACGGTTCTTACGGAAGTCTTGGTTCTTCTCAATCGTGAAGCTAACGTGTGAGTTAATGTCTTGTTCGACTACTGCACGACCACGACGAGCAGTGAAGACAAACTGCCCTTTCAAGAGCGCATCTTCTGTCTCTGTATGGCTCAAACGACCCACAACATCAACAGAGTCTTCATACTTCTCATAAGTCAATGATTTCTCAACGCCAGCATTTGCGCTTGCAGCTGCAACCCAAACAGTCGCTTTCGTCTTATCAATAACCGTCTTATCAGACAAGATAACGCCATTTTTAACGTTGATTACTGCTTCACTGTCTGCGTCTGAGTCCGCAACAACCAATTGAGCACCAAGCCCTTCGTCTTCACGCATACGTTTGATGAAGTTGATAGCTGCCTTCTTGATAGAAGCGTCTTCCACTGGCAAGGCCATATAGTTAAATTCAACTGTTTCAAGCGCCTTGAAGTATTCTGAGTAGTCTTGGGTTGAGACTGCACCGTCAGTACCGCCAGTCAATTTAGCACCAGCCACTGCTTGCAGTTCGCCAGTTCCTGAAAATTCAACTAGATCATTGTTTTTCAAATCAGCCAAGACTTTTACAGTTTGCGAGTCCATAACAACAGTATCAAGGAATGTGACGACATCAAATGAACTTGGGTCGTCTACGTTTGTTTTGACCGTTACTGTAATGTCATTCCCACGGACACCGCTATATTTAGCTTGAGCCGTTACGTTGTCTGCAAGGCTTACGTTTGCTTTTTCGCCTGTATTTAGACGATAAAGCAAGACTTCACTAACACGCTTGAATGCTTCATTTAGCAACAATAGTTGTGGGCTTTCTTGCTCATAACCTAGCTTCTTAAATAGGTCTTCACCACGTCGGATTTTCATCAATTTCTTTGATTGACCGAAACTGAGTGCCAACGGTACTGTTACAACACCATCACCACCAAGACGTGTCATTGCAATGTCTTTTGATTTGACGTTGATGTAAGCACCTGGTCTTACTTTATTTTGGCGTTTCCAAATTCCACCTGCCATTACTTAATCTTCCTTCCTAGTTCGTATTCTAGTTTTACTCGTGCTTCTTCCAAACTATAAGACTCTTCTGGGTCTAAAATAGCCCCCAAGATGTCTTTTTCTCCGTTGGTAAAAGCGCTACTTTCCAAAATGTCCGCAGTAGGGAACACAATTCCGTCTACATTATCCATCTTTTACCTCTTCTTTCACTTTCAATTCACGTTGTTTGATATCTTCCTCTTCTAACTTCAAGCGTGTGCTTGCGTTAAAAATACAGTGCAGAACATTGTCAACCACTTCATACTGGCGGTCAAATAAATGAATCGTCGGCAAGTGTAAGAGTTTATAACTCAATTCTTCCTGCATTGCTAAACACTCGCTACGCTTTTTCTTAGGAGGAAAATAAGACAAATCCACTTTAGAACGTACTTTCACATATTTATTGGCCTCTGGAGTGTACTTAGTATCAACCACATGGATAAAAAAACAAGGCTCTTTAAAACCTTGCTCTACTTCATCCAGATAAATCCTGATGTCTGGATATAACCCCTTGATGTGACTAACCAGCTCCTCGATCAACCGAAAGCCTTTATTTGCCATTTCCTAACACTACCTTTCTCATAAAGCCATCGTACTTATCACGGACACGCTTCTCCATATCGCTTTTAGTATCTTCAACCGTTTTATGAAGAAAAAACTGCCCTGGAACAAAGCCACCATTGACTGTCTTATGCCCGTACTCAACGTGTGGGGCATAGTAGACCTTGTTATAAACTTTCTGCTTATAAGTCCGTCCAGATACTTCAATACGGCTTTTGGACCAGCTTTTTTGCAAGGTTCCGCCTTGTTTGCCATGAGCACTTGCCCAAAATTTGACGTGTTTGCCATCTTTGGTTGTGAACTCCACCCAATGATCCGTGTAAACACCGACAGGCGTTCTCTCTTTCACTTTGGAATTTAGTTCTGTACCTTCATAATTCAAGGTCTGTCTCATAAATCGGTCTACTTTCGCATGATTCGCATTCTTGTTGAAGTTGTTAGCAAACTTAGCAAAACTACGATAATCAAAACTGCCACTCATGACTTGCCCTCTAGCTTTATAGCAATTTCTTGATGTGACCAATACTGACCAATAGGCACATTAGAACGTGTAAACACTTTAACGTGCCCATTTCTATCAGTCACCTCAATCTTGCAACCTGCAGGAATATCATAGACAACGGAGCAAAAGAGTTTCATATCATAGCCGTTGGCTTGATAGTCGCTCCCGTTTGTTGAACTATTGCTCATTTGCGAAATCCTGCAAGGAATGTCCTCTAATAGCACGCTTTCTGACATACTGGTCAAACCGTCTATCTCTTGCTCTGTATAACCTTTAACCGTCATTTTACAGTCGTACAAGCAATCAAAGACTGTCTTAGCATATTCGGTCATAGTAGCTTCCTGAAACGATTCAACTGACGCTTGTAGCGCTCAAGTGATGACGGCACTTGTTTCATTCGTTGAATCATTTCATAAGGACTAACCTTCTCGATTGTCGTATCACCCATTTTGATACTCTTAACCGAAAAGTCGTCTGCGTCAGCTTTTTCAGCAAGAACGCTTTGCTCCTTGACCTTGTCCAGTAAGTCGTTGGTCATGTCTATCCATACGTTCTCTAAACGTCCAGGCACACTGTCTTGGTGAATATAATTCAAAATCTCATTTTCTGCTTGGGTCAAAGCGTAGTGAAGAACTTCCATGTCATTGAAATAATTATCCTGACGCATTTTACGAACGCATGAGATCAAGTACATTGTGTTGTCTTGTTTCAATTCTTGAATCATATTCTGTCACCCAATCTATTTGCCGATCTTGTGTTTCAAAGCGATAATACCGATGTTCTTAGGCTCGTAAACACGTTTCCAGTTCTTGAATTTAGCCAAGTCAGCGTTTGATGGAGTGATGTTTCCAGCATCCACTTCTGCACCAGTCCATTTCACACCGTAAGGGTGCATAACAAGGGCACGACGAGTGTAGATCATATCGTTACCTTTAGCAGCTTCACGAGAAGTTTCAAACGTAGTCAATCCTGACGGATTTCCTGTGTTAAGACCGATTGAACCAGTACGGAATAGATATGAAGTATAAACATCTCCTGCTGGTGCAATACCATCATCGATAATGACACGGTAGCCAAGGTAGGTTGGAATGTTGATAGTCGCAGTTGTTGGCTGGATGTATTGAATCAAGTTATCTTTTTGTAGTTTTGTATAAACCGCTGAGTGCATAGCAATCGCAGTAACTTGATCAGCAGAATCTCCAAGCAATTGTTTGGCGTCAAGTACCATAGCTGCATCGATACCAGTAGACGCTTTTGATTGGTCTGATACGTGAGTTTCTTCAAGCGCACCTTTCTCACCACCTGTTCCAGTAGCAAAGATACCATTCAAGGTAGCGATCAAGGCTTTTTGGTCTTCACGTAGCCAATAAGCACCGATACGGTTCAAGATAGCACGTACTGGGTCAGAACCAGCTACAATACCAGTCAATTCGTTGGCAGCCCAACCACGTCCACGATAAAGAACGCAGGCAATGTCTGCTCCAGCAGTAATTTTCCCAGTTTCTAGGGCTTTGTCGCCATTTCCGAGAACCTCAGAATCACCAGTAAGGTCATTCCAGAAAGGCATGTTGACCAAAAGACCACCAGATGTAATGTTTTTAGAGACACGCTCATCTGATACTGCGATACCACTTTGAACGAAAGCAGATTTAGCAGCCGTGTACTGTTGCATGTAGGCATTGTACTGTTGAGGTGTAATCGTGTCTAGAATTTTTGTAATTTCATTAGCCATTAGTTATTTTCTCCTTGTTGTTCTAAAAATTGAGTTAGGTTGACGTCGGGATTGCTCATAGCAGTTTCCCAATTCCCTAAATTAGCACCTTGCCCATCGCCTTGATTTGGCGTATATTGGGCTTGTTTCTCCCCGTTAAAGAGATATGGACTCTTAGCACGCTGAGCCTCGATTTGCTCAGTTAAGCCAATCAATTTGCCATCTTTTACAGAGATTTCATCTTTGTTTAAGATTTTCTCAAAAATATCTGCGTCTCGAACGCCAGCTTTTGTCAATTCAGCATCGATTAAGCGAGATTTGTTCTCATCTGCTAGTTTCATCTCAAGCGCTTCTGTATCTTGTTTGTACTTGGCTTGTAAGTCTTCTAACTTTTGCTGAATATCTTCAACATCTGCGCCTTTTTTCTTCAAATCATTCAAGTCTTTGTCACGTTGTGTCAGCTGTCCACGCACGCTCTCCAATTCGCTTTCTTTACTTGCCACATCATCCTTTAATTTTTGGACAGAAGCACCATACAAAGCGAAGACTTGAGAAATTTGGTCTTCAGTTAAGCCGATGTTTGCCAGTTGTTCTTTTTTCATTTTGAAAATCCTTTCCTCTACGCTAGGCTTTTTAGGTGTTCTCCATCACCAGACGCTCCGCTTTTGTTAGGACTACGGACTTGTCCAATGTTTGAACCTTTTAACGCCATGCCCAGGGCGAAAAGAAAACCGTACGGAATTCCATACGGTTAGGTTATTATTTAACTTCTTTGATAACTTGTTTTACAAACGCTATGATAAACAGCATCAAGAACAAAAATACCAACCACCCGAAAGCGATTGATACCCAATCCCAGATAAACATGTCTTTACTCCTTTTAATGTTACAATCAATCAACTTCATACGATAATGAAGAAATGTCGGTTAATATTTTAGGTAGTAACTCAATCACACTTAAAGTATCCGTCCCATGGATATTTAACTCTAATTTCACTGTCGCTGAGTCATTTTTGCTTGATCCTAAAAATTCTACGTTAGGTATCCCAATTCTTACTGTATCCATTTTCAATCCTTTCTGAGTACGAAAAAAGCACTTAGATTTCTCTAGGTGCTTATGCTATAATTTCCACTTCCTTGATTTCGTCCTCAAAGAGTTTAGTCCACCTGGTTCCAGAATTAACGGATAACC